TCTATCAGTCATAGAAAAGATATTTGAAAAAAGAAAATAGACATTTATACTAAGACACATGGAAGTAAAAGACCGCATTTATCAGATTATTGCTAAAGCTCAAGAGAAGCTTTCAGCACATAACATAAAGCTCTCAGTGGATGAGTCTGCTGAGGTAACAAAAGAGGAGACTGCAGAGGCTCTAAAGTTCATGGTAGAAACAGCACTAGAAGATGGCACTATCGTATTCACACCGGCTGAGAGCTGGGATCTTGGGGTTGAAATTTACACTAAGGATGCTGATGGCAATCCTGTGGCTGTTGCTGACGGTGACTATATTGTGGCCGATGGCACTGTGCTTTCAGTACTTGAGGGCAAAGTTTCAGCTATTACTCCTAAAGAGGATGAAGTAGAAGTAGAGGTGACAGTAGAGGCTGAGCAATCAGAACAAGCTGAGGTATTGACAAAGCAATATGTAGATGATGCATTAACTGCAATCACCGAACAAATCACCGAACTAAAGGCCGAATTTCAAAAGATACTTTCTAGCAAAGAGATTGAGATGTCTGAGGTAGCTAAAGAGCTTGACACAGTGAAAGCTGCATACTCTGCATTATCAAATCAAGCAGCAGCTGTATCTGTGAAGCAGACAGCAGTTAAGAAAGAAATCAAGCCAATGATCGAGTACAAGAGTGCTGCAGATCGCATCAAGGCAATTATCGCAAATAAATAATTTAATAAATAGAAAAAAATGGCAAGTACATTAACAATCTCTAGCAGTACATACGCAGGTGAATTAGCCTTACCGTATTTGCATGCTGCTCTTTTGACTGGAGATACCATCGCTAACCGCTATGTAACAGTCAAAGAAAATGTAAAATTCAAGGCAGTATTGAAGAAATTATCTTCTGCTAACTTGGTACAATCTTCATCACCTTTCGGTTGTGATTTCAGTGTAGGATCATCTGCATTGACATTGGCTGAGGCTGTGTTGACTGTAACTGATTTGAAGACTAACATCGAAGTATGTAAAGAGCAATTTGCTCAAGACTGGGAAGCTATGCAGACTGGTCGTGGTTTCATCAATGATGTTATCCCTGCTAACTTCGCTGACTTCTTATTGACTTACTTAGCTGGCAAAATCTCTGAGCAGATTGAGTTCAACTTGTGGGTAGGTAACTTCTCAGGGTCAGTAGGTGGACCTAGTGGATACACTGCTTTCAATGGTTTGTTGAAGCAAATCTCTGATGCTAAGTCTGGAACTCCTGACTATAACATTGCTGCTGCTTTGACTGCTGGTAACATCATGACAGCTATTGATGCTACTGTAGCTGTAATCCCTGCATCTATCATGGGATCACCTAACACTAAGTGTTACATGAGCCGCAAGACTTTCCAATTATACATGCAAGCTTGTATGGCTGCTGGTACTGGAGGTCCACTTCAGCCTGCTGACAACGCTATCTTGAAGCAAGTATATGGATATGAAATCTATGTATGTCCAGGTTTCTCAAATGACTGCTTGTTATTCGCTCAGCCTGAGAACTTATTCGTAGGTACTGACTTAGTATCTGACTTGAATGAGGTGAAGGTAGTAGACATGAGCTTGACTGATGCATCTGACAATGTGAGAATGGCTATGAGATACCGCTTTGGTACTCAAGTAGGTTTCGCTGGTGATGTAGCTGTAGCATTCTAAGACTAACACATCTAACATAAAAAGGGGCGGGGTATTTGGCTCCGCCTTTTTTATAGAATATAAAAATGAATAAAAAATTTAATACACTTAAGCCATGTCATGTCTAGCTACCGGGGGATTCCTTGTGGACTGTAAAAATTATGTGGGTGGTATCAAGGCCTTTTGGATTGGTCCATACGCTACAATTAGCAATGCAGCTACAATAGACCCCACAACAGAACAAATCACTGCCCTTCCAGCAGCAACTTGGGAGACCTACAACATGAAGCCTCACACTGGTAACTTTGTGGAGGCAGCAACTGTATCTAAAGAAAACAACACTATTTTCTACACTCAGACCTTAACTGCTCAGTTCACTAAGCTTTCTGCAGCTCGCAGATTACAGCTTGACACATTCAGCAGAGGCCGTCATGTGATCATTGTACAAGACAACAATGACAACTACTGGTTGATGGGTTACAAGGATGGTGCAGAGGTAGCTACTGAGTCAACTGAGACTGGTACTACTAAGATTGATTTCAACGGATACAAAATCACTTTCACTGCTGAGGAGATTCACAAAGCTTACCGCTTAGCCGACTCTATCGTGAATGACTTTGATGGTACAATAGACGCACCTACTCTCTAAGCAGTAGCATGTTTTATGTACAAACTAATACAGCCGCACAGACAGCTTACCTCTCTCTAAAAGAGGGGGAGCTGATCTTGGCTGCTACTTATACTCACTACCTTGTCAAGCTCGTACATGAGAACACTGGTAAGGAGTATTTTTTCATTCCAACAGTACTAAGTGAGAACAACAGAGTAACTCACTTGCAATTTGACACCAATGTCAATGACCCCTTGAATGGGGGTATCTTGCTTGTAGATCCAGGCAGATATTGTTACAACATTTATGCACAAAATAGTGGGACTAATTTAGACCCATCATTATCTTTGGGACTGGTAGAGGAAGGTTTCATGGAAGCTACAACGGGAGTGACCTACTATCAGACTCCATCATTTACTACACCATCAGACTACATATACAATGGATAACATCACCAACTTAGCTTTTGCTAAATATATCAAAGTAGAGGAAGTAGAGAAAGAGACTACAAAGGGGTGGGTTGAATGGGGAGAGGGAAATGCAATGCCTCAGTATTTGATAGACCTTTATCAGTCCTCTCCAGTGCATGGTAGCTTAGTCAATAGTATCTCATTCATGATAGCTGGTAAAGGTTTCAAGAGTGAGAATCCAGCTAGCCAGGTGAATATCGCAAAGCTTGAGCTAGACAATATATTGGGCTCATCTGCACTAGACTTAAAGCTACAAGGTGGAGTCTATTGGGAGCTTATCTACAGCATGGACCACACTCGCATTGTGCAAGTAAATCACTTGCCTTTTGAGAATGTGAGACTAGCTATATCAGATGAAGAAGATCATGTATGTGGAGTATGGTATAGTAGAGACTGGCAAGACATCAGAAAGCAAAAGAATAAGCCTGAATATGTACCTCTTTTCAATCCCGAAGATCAATCACCACGACAAGTGCTTTTCTTCCATCTGCATAGTGTGGGATCATTGTACTATCCTCGTCCCGATTATATCAGTAGTAAAGATTGGATTGAACTGACTAGACATATCAGTGAGTACCATGTGAACAATATACTCAATGGTTTCTTTCCATCCTTTCACATTAACTTCCCCAACGGTGAGCCATCACCCGAAGCTCAGAGAATTATCTCTAGAGAGATTGAGAGAAATTTATCAGGCACTCAGAACGCTGGTAAGTTCCTCATCACATTCACTAAGAGTAAAGATGAGGCACCAGTGATACAGCCATTTCCAGTCACTGATGCTGATAAGCAATATGAGTACCTATCCAAAGAGGCTACCTCTCAAATCATTGTAGCCCACAGAGTGACATCACCTTTACTTATGGGAGTGAGAACTGATGGCAATGGACTAGGGTCTAATACTGATGAGATTAAGGCTGCATTGTATGTATTCACAAAGCAAGTAATTGAGCCATTTCAGCGCATCATCACAGATGCAGTAGAACAGATACTAGCATTCAATGGAGTACCATCACAAGTGACCATTGAAAAGAATGACATCATAGAGATGCAAGCTGAGACTACAGTCATTCAGCAGTCTGAAAAAAAAAAGATAATACTTGCGGAGGAGGAGACATCTTTTGCACCCACTAAAGAGATGGCAGCAGAAGCTGAGCTAGGTCTAAAATGGAGAGAGGAGTATAAGAGAGGAGGAACTGAGGTAGGAGTAGCAAGAGCTAGAGACATCTCTAATATGCGCAATCTATCACTAGACACTGTCACTAGAATGAATAGCTACTTTGCTAGGCATGAGGTGGACAAGGAAGCTCTAGGGTGGAATCAGGGAGAGGAAGGCTTTCCAACTGCAGGCAGAATAGCATGGCAGTTATGGGGTGGAGATCCAGGTAAAGATTGGGCAGCACGAATAATAGAAAGAGCAAATTCACAATCATGTGCAGGTGGATGGAATGACTTCTCAGATGAGCAAGGTGCAGCATTCATTGAGCAACTAAAAGCAAAGGCTGAGTATATTGATGATGAGTGGGAGCTACTTAGTGACGAGAAAGTCACTGATCCACTAGCTGAGGAGGACTTTGTACTACAATGTCAGTCACTTGATAGCTATGCTAAAGGTGATGAGTCAGAGAGAAGTCAGTGGGGTGATGCAGGATTATACAAGCTCAGATATGCATACAGTCAAAATCTATCAGCTAATAGCAGAGACTTCTGTATTGAGATGGTAGCAATGAGCAAAGCTGGTGCAGTGTTCAAATATGAGGACATTCAACAGATGAGTGATGATGGAGTGAATGGTGAGTTCGCTCCTGCAGGGCAGTCATCCTACGATATCTTCAGGTGGGTCGGGGGAGCCTTCTGTCATCATCACTGGAGGAGGCAGATATACTTTAGAAAACAAGAGAAAGGAAAGTTCCTACCTAACAAGGGGCTTGACAATGATAAGAGAGTGGGGAATGTACCTTATGTGAAGCCGAAAGGCATTGAGGGCATTGCACCAATTAACAGACCAGGCAGAGGATCACTAAAATACGGATAATAAAATGGCAGTACTACCGGAAATACTACTTATTGATGAGACATTCATCAAGAAATATACAGCAATCAATGACAGTGTTGACACTGCTATCATCAGACCATGCATCTATCTTGCACAAGACAAGTATCTAGTGAACTATTTAGGTACTGATTTGACTAATAAGCTCAAGGCAGATGCACAAGCTGGCACCCTTGCAGGGGACTATGAGACACTCATTGACCAATATGTGAGAAAGATGCTAGTGTGGTGGACCATGATTGAGCTATATCCATTGCTAGTATACAAGCATGACAATGGTAATATAGTCAGCAGAGACAGTGAGAATGCCACAAGCATCAGCGAGAGTGAACTGTACAAGCTCATGGATGCAGCAAAAGACAACGCAAGATATTACACACAGAGAATGCTAGACTACATCCGACAAAATGTATCTTTATTTCCGGAATATAGCAGCAATACATCACCCGATCAGTCACCGTATACCCAACTGTATACACAGACTGGATTGATGTACTCACAAGGTCTAAAACAATCTACACTACGATGGTCAATAAAAGACTTCCTACCAGTCAAGTAGACAAGAGGAAAGAGTATGAAATGAAAATGAAATCTTTCTACAATAAGATGATGAATGACTTAAAAAAAAGAGAGAGTAAT